CTTGCGCATGGCCGAGTTGTTTTGCCGCCTGAAGGCGACCGTGGCCCGCGATAATGCCCGCCGCCGTATCGACGAGGATCGGATTGAGAAAACCAAATTCGGCGATGCTGGCCGCGATCTGGTTGACCTGTTCCGGCGAATGGGTGCGCGGGTTCTTGTCGTAAGGGACGAGCTTATCCGTTGGCCAGACCTCGATGCGGTCGGCCATGCGTTTTGAATTTTCGGTTGTCATGTAACTTTGTGTAACCTGTAACTTGGGCTGTAACCCGTTTCGCGGGGCAGACGCTAGAAAAGCAAAACGCCTCGCCCGCCCGCATCGGTTTTCGGGCAGGAAGTACCTGCAAGATTTCAAAAGGTTAGGAGGTTATCGGATGACGGCGGCGTCTTTGCGCCCGCACGTCCCGCGATGATAGGTTCCATCCTGCCAGAAAACGTTGCGTCTGTCTCACACGGAAGTGTTGCAACAACTTTTCGTCAAATCTTCTTGTGGTTAAGCCGCACGCTGATCTTGGTGAGCGCGATCACCCATTTGCGCCACGCGGTCGTGCGGTCGCAGCCCAGCTCCCAGCACAACGTCTTCCACCGCACGCGCGCCGCGCGCTTCCACACCAGCTTGCGTTCCTCGACTTCCAGACACGTCATCCATTGCAGCGTCTCTTCCATCCGGTCGATGGCGTCCGGCAGCGCGCGCAGGCGCAAGGGGCGCACCTCCATCTGCAAGACTTCCATCTCGGTGTATTTGATTGCGGGCCACAGGTTGAAATATCCCTGCACCTTGACGGGCGGCAGGCGGCGAAGCGTGGAAACGGATTCCTCCATGCGGTCGGCGACCATCTTTGCTGTCCATTTTTCCATTACGCGCCTCGCTGTTCTTCGTGTTGTTGTTTCGCCCAATAGAGGATGGCCAGGGCGTCGGCCTCGTTGTCGTCTTCGGGCGTATGGCCGCGCGCTTTGATCGCCGCGATCACGGCGTCCTTGTCGGCATTGCCTTTGCCCGCGATGAAGCGTTTGATCGTGCCGACCGGAACGCCCTCGTAGGGGATGGCGTGGTGTTCGCACCAGGCCGTGAGATGGGCGAGAAAACCGCCATAGGCATGGGCGGCATCAACGCCGACATGGCGGCGGACTTCTTCGAAATACACGGCGTCGATTTGCCCCGTGACGTTCTTGGTTTCCGTGAGCCAGCGTTTGAAGCGCAGATAGCGCATGCCGCCGCCCTCGAAGCGGCGCGGCTTGAAATGTGCCGTGCCGGAAGCGATCGAGCCGTATTCGTTGAGCAGCGCCCATCCGGTCGCGGTGCCGAGGTCGAGGCAAAGCAAGGTGAGAATCGTGGCGGGGTTTGTCATGGGCGTTCTCCGGTTCGGGGTGAAGGGATCGGGGCCGGAGAAAACCTGCCTACGCATGGGCGAAACGCTTGCGGTTTAGCCCATACGTAGTATGGGGAGTTTCTCCAGAATCTGGGGCGGCGCAGGAATTGTTTGGAAACAATGGCTTGCGCCAGATTTCTAGATTTCAGGCCAGATTTCGCGGAAATCTGGATTTTCGCCGCAACGCCCTGAGCGCGAACGGTTTTCGGGCAATTCCAGATTTCAGGGGATTCCAGATTTCTGTGAATCTGGCCCAGATTTCCACGCATGGTCATGGCGTTTCCTCCTCCTGATAGACCCAGACGGAGGGGTTCTCGACGGGCAGGATCGCGCCGTTGCCAGGCTCCTTGAAATGCGTCGGCGGGAGCGGACGCATGGGCGTGGTGATCTCGCCCGTGTCCGGATCGACGGCTTCCTCTCCGGCGGGGACTTCCATGCCCTCGACGCACATCACGCCGTATTTGCTTTTGGCGGCGGCGTCCTTGTTGAATTTGACGTAGGCCTTGGTGGCCAGCACGTCGATGCGGTCGCGTATGGAATGCTTGCCACCCAAGCCAGCCTTGTTCTCGAACGCCTGACAGAACTGGCTGGGGGTGTAGAGCGCGCCCTTGCGGCCTTCGTCGAACAGCAATTGCAGGATGACGTCGTGACGGCGGCGACGCTCGTTGTCGAGACGCTCGCCGTAATCCTTGTTCACGAGGCGGGCGGAATGATGCTCCATCTCGCGCCAGCGTCCGTCGATCTTGTCCACCCATTTGGGCGGTATGCCTTCGCCATTGCGTAGCTCGAACATGAGCTGACGCAAGGATTGCTGCTCGTCGGGGCGGAACAGGATCATGCCCGTAGAATAAAAACTGCGAAGGCTGCCCGCGCCGCTCAAGCCCTGAAACGGGTCTTCCTCCAGCATCTTCTTGCTGATCTTCTTCGTGTGGTGGGCAAGGATGACGCCGAGGTCGGGGTTGACGAGAAAGCGCAGCCGCTCCACGCGATCCTGCAAAAAGGCCAGCATGGCCGTGTTGTCGTTCTCGCCTTCGCCGTCATAGACGTTGCGTAAGGGATCGATGGCGACAATGTCGAGCAATCGCGGATCGACATGACGCAGGATGGCCTCGCGCACCATCTCCACGCCTTTTTCATCCAGCAGCATCCGCACCTGCGGCGTGATGATCAGGTTTTGCCGGACGAGCGGCATGAATTTCGGATCGAAGCTGATCTGCTTCAGACGTTCGCGCAGATAGTGGTAGCCGATCTCCGCCTGGAAATAGAAAATCTTGAGCGGCTTGGCGGGGCGCATGCCGAGAAACGGCAGTCCCGCCGCCATGTGCGCGAGCCAGCAGAGCAGAAAATCTGTTTTGCCCACCTTCGGCGCGCCGCCAAGAACCAGCAGACCACCTGGTGTCAGCACGCGCGGGGCGATGATGTCGTCCGGCATGGGGCTGTCGTCGTCGAGCAGGTGCCCGACGCTGAAAGCTGGAAGAGCGGCGGCAGGCGGTATCGTCATGCGCGGCGCGGAAGTAAGGAACGCCGGAACGTCAATTCCCTCGGCCACGGCGTCAGCCACGTCCCAGCCTTGGGGCTTGCCTTCGGGCGGGATCAGGACGGAGAGCGAAGCCACGCCGAGGGTTCGCAGCTTGCCAATCACAGCATCGGCGTAATGTTTTCCGGCCTCGTCGTTGTCCGGCCAGATCGTCACATGCTTGCCTTGCAACGGCGACCAGTCTGTTTTGTCCACGGGTGCGTTCGCACCATTCATGGCCGTGGTGGCGCAAATGCCAAGTGAAGCGAGCGCATCCGCGCATTTTTCGCCTTCGACAAGGATGACGGCGTTGGCGTTATTGATGGCGGGCTGGTTATAGAGCGGCCTCGGCTCCGGTGCGCGGTGTTTGCGGATCTTCACGTCCCACGGGCGGAATTCCTTTCCATCGGGCGTGTCGTAGCGATAGACGCAGGCGATCAGATTGCCGCGCGCGTCCGTGTAGTCCCATTTCGCCGTGTGCCGCCCCAAATCCTCGGCTTCCTCCGCCTTGACCTTCGGCAAAGGTCTGAGGGGTTCGCCGAGCCATTCATGGACGGCGCTGACGATGTCGGGAAAGCGTGTGCGCGGATCAAGGCCGTGGACGGCTCCCCAGAGGGAGAGGATGTCGCCGCCGTCGCCCGTGGCGAAGTCGTGCCACATGCCGATCTTCGCGCCCGACAATTCCACATAAAGGCTGTCGCCCTTGTTGCCCTGGATGTCGCCAACGGTGAATTTGCCGTTGCGGATTTTGCCGCTCGGCAACAGATGGAACAGCGCCTCGCGCAAACGCCCGTGCAACCGCTCCTTCAGATCGTTCGTCGTCAGCCGCTCTTCGGGCTTCAGGCGGGTCTGGTCGGGCGCATCGTTGAAATCCTGCCACGTTCCCGTCATGCCGCCACCTGCCAGCACCGCCGGCGATAGGGACAGAATGTGCATTCGTAGTGGTCGTCGCTGGCGGCAACGCGCGGCAGTAATTCTCCGGCCTCGGTGGCGCGGATCAGATTGACGGCGCGATCGCTGGCCACCTGCGCGAGGGCGGCGTCGAACGGCACAAGCTCGTGATAAATCTCCGCCGTGTCCTTGTTGACGGCGGTGAATAATGCGGGGTTTTTGGAAATGCCAGGGACGCTTCCTTCCATATAAGCCTGATAGGTGGCGACCTGAACGGCGTAGACGGGCTTTGACTTCTTCAGGCCGTGTTTGACGGTGTCGCGCCACGATTTGGCGTTAAGCGACTTGCATTCCCAAATGGCGGGAAAGCCCATGCCGAGATCGGCGGGTGCGGCGTCGATGATGCCGTCCACATGGCCACGAATGCGTCCGCCCGCGACGGAAAACCCGAAAGGCTTGCCATCCGGCTTCTGTGTGAACACGGTAAATCCGGCCTGACGCAGCCATGCCAGCGCCAGTGTCTCAAAGACGTGGCCGATTTCAAAGATGCGGAGGGAACGCCCAGAAAAATCCTCGTCCTTTGGCGTCTTCGTATATTCGTACTGCAAGGCGCGAGCGCAGGACACACCAAGGCGGCTTGCGCCCAGATAATCGCGCTCAGGCTGATTGGCGCGCACGGACTGGATCGCGGCATCGATATGCGCGTTAATTTGATCCGCGATGGTGGGTCTATGATTGAAATCGAGCGTCAAAATGGAATCTCCGTGTCATCGATGCGGGGCTGGCTGGACGCGAGGAAGGTCTGGTAATTGCCGACGACGACCTCGATCAGCGTGAGGACTTCGGCGCGGGTGTAGGCGGAAAGCGGCTTGTGCATCCCGATTTCCGCCACGACCTCGCCGAGCGGCTGGAGTGTTCGCTCCATGCATTGCTTCTCGATGTCGGTCGCGTCGATCATGCGTGGCCTCGCGCGGACTGGATGGCGCGCTGGATGCCGTCGCGGTTGAAGCGCGCCGTCATCAGGGCAGACGCCTTGTAACGGGTCATGCCGAAGTCGTTGCGATGGTCGGGCAGATATTGGAGCTGCTTATCCGTGGCGGGTTGATGCACCCAAGAGCGCGTTTTGTGCGCTGACTCGTCGGTTTCGTCCGCGTTGAGCCAATCGTCCGCCGCCGCGAAACAGACAATGCGTTCACCCGCCGCCAGCAATTTGGGCGGATGGTTTTTCATGCCGCCCACGGCGTGCCATTCGCCGTCCTTGAAGAACACGCCGCCCCAGGCGTTGAACCCTGTCGCCAGGAAATAGCGGTCGTTCTGTTGCAGGTCGACCCAAAGGAAGCTGGAGCGTTTGAGCAAATCGATCTCGGCCATGACGAAGCCGTTCTCCGCCAGTTCCTTCGTGGCGACTTGCGCTTGCCATTCGTAGCCGCAAAGCGGGCATTCCTTGATGGCGGCGGGAACCTCGGCGCCGCATTCGGGACATTCCTTGAAGGGCGCTTCGCCATCGCCGACCTGGTCGTCGAGATTGACGTCCTGTTCAAGTGATCCGTGAAGCAGCGTGGACGTGCCAAAATCAAGAACGATGCAGTCTTTTTTGATGATGTCTGGATGCTCGGCGGGATCGACGGTACGCAGGCCGCGCCCGATCATCTGGATCATTGTGGATTTGTAGGAGCTGGGCCGGAGCAGCACGACGCAGGAGG